CAACTACGCCAAGATCGGCAGCTCGGGCAACTCCGCCCAGATCGGCAGCTCGGGCGACTACGCCAAGATCGGCAGCTCGGGCAACTACGCCAAGATCGGCAGCTCGGGCAACTCCGCCCAGATCGGCAGCTCGGGCTACTCCGCCAAGATCGGCAGCTCGGGCGACTCCGCCCAGATCGGCAGCTCGGGCGACTACGCCAAGATCGGCAGCTCGGGCAACTACGCCAAGATCGGCAGCTCGGGCAACTACGCCAAGATCGGCAGCTCGGGCGACTACGCCAAGATCGGCAGCTCGGGCAACTCCGCCAAGATCGGCAGCTCGGGCTACTCCGCCAAGATCAATAGTACCGGCGAAGACTCCGTGATCTGCTGCGCTGGCAACGGCTCTGCCGTAAAGGCAAAGGCAGGAAGCTGGATCACGCTTGCGGAGTGGGAATATTCCGACGAAAAAGGACGGTTTGCTCCGCGCTGCGTGAAGACGGAATATGTAGACGGCGAGAAGATCAAGGCCGATACATGGTACTGCCTGAAAAACAGTGAATTTGTGGAGGCTGAATGACGCGCGCCGAAGAGATATACATACCGTGCGAATGCCGGGTATCAATCTTTTTTCCCACCGGGCATATCGAATGTGATATTTGCCCCCTGCTGCAAACGTATAGCAGGCGGCAGTGCATGAGGACTGGGGAATTGATTCCGGCGTGGCAGAAACGCGGGTATTATTGCCCGCTGGAGATTCCGAGCGAGCTGATACCGCCCGAAACTGATGATTTGAAGGAGGACTTGGAAAACAAATGAAATTAACAGAAAAGCTGAATGCCATTCAGGCGCAGCTGAAAGCGCCGAAGGACAAGAAGAATAGCTTCGGCGGTTACAACTACCGTTCCTGCGAAAGCATTTTGGAGGCTGTGAAGCCTCTGCTTCAGGCGCAGAGCTGCATTCTGACGATATCCGACGAGATTGTAGAGATCGGAAACCGCATTTATGTTAGGGCAAAGGCTACGATTTCCGATGGTGAGGGCGAGTATACGACGTATGGCTTTGCCCGTGAGCCGGAAAGCAAGAAGGGCATGGACGAGCCGCAGGTAACAGGTACGGCCAGCTCTTACGCCCGCAAGTACGCACTGAACGGCCTTTTTGCAATCGACGATACGAAGGACGCGGACACGGACGAATATGCAAAGGAAACGGGCCGGACAGCGAAAGGCCAGCCTGCGCAGGCGAGGAAAACAGCACCGCAAACATCTGCAATGTCATTTAATTGCGCAGTCTGCGGCCAGCAGATTGTGGGCGAAACAATCAACGGACATACGTATTCTGGCGTGAGCATTGCGGAGCAGACGGCCAAGAAGTTTGGCCGCTGCCTCTGCTGGACGTGCGCCCAGAAGCAGGGAAAGGAGAAAAAGAATGCTGAATAAAGTCGTTATGATGGGCCGTCTGACCCGTGACCCGGAGCTTCGGCAGACGCAAAGCGGAAATTCTGTTGCATCCTTCACGCTCGCCTGCGACCGCGATTTCGCGGCGCAGGGCGCGGAGAAGGAAACGGATTTTATTGATGTTGTCGCATGGCGGAATACAGCTGATTTTGTCAGCAAGTATTTCTCCAAGGGCCGGATGGCCGTCGTGTCTGGCCGTTTGCAGATCCGCAACTGGGAGGACAAGGACGGAAACAAGCGAAGAACGGCAGAGATCGTCGCAGAAAGCGTTTATTTCGGCGACAGCAAGCGGGACGGGCAGAATGCTTCTGCCGCTGCACCGGCATCTTCGGAGTTCAGGCCGCTGCCGAGCACAACGCCGGTTCCGTTCTCTGCGCCGGATATGCCGCAGATGGAGATCGGCGACGAAAACGAGCTTCCGTTCTGATGGAGGGCACTGCGATGCTTTTTGATGTTTGCATTGAGGAATTTGTTACAGGCTGCGTGGAAGTTGAGAATGAGATCAATTTTTACAACGTGACTGTGGAAGAACTCGAAGTCCTGACAAAACTTGTTGACCGGCGCGATCAACTGCTTATTACCTGTCAGCCGAAAAGTGAGGGCTGACGGATGGGAGAAAAAAAGGAATACGTCAAGCTGTGGCTGAGTTACAGGAGCTATTTCGAGGCGTACAGTGCTGCTGAGGTGGGGCGCTTGGTGCTGGCCGCGATGGATTATCGCGAGTCGGGAGCAGAGCCAGAGTTCAGCGGGAGTGAACGTTTCATTTGGCCTGCGATTCGACGGGACATTGACGAATCCGTAGCGGCGCAAAAAGCCGTCTCCGCGTCCAGAAGTGAGGCAGGAAAGCAGGGCGGTCGGCCTGAATCCGAAAAAGCAAATGCTTTTGACGAAAGCAACGAAAAGCAAAAAAAGCAAATGCTTTCCGAGGAAAGCAAAAAAAGCTATGGACAAAGGAAAAGGACAAAGGAAAAGGACATGGACAGTATTCTTTCCCCCCTTCCCCCCACACTGCGCGAATCCGTTGAGAAATGGGTGGCATACAAGGGAGAACGGCGGGAGGAGTATAAGCCTGTCGGCCTGCAAAGCCTTGTTACGCAGATCACGAAAGCCGCAGAGGAATATGGCGAGGCTGCAATGGTCGACGTGATAACCCGCTCTATGGCCGCAAATTACAAGGGGATCGTGTTTGACTGGCTGAAAGAGGCCAGCACACGCCCTGCGGCGCTCGGCCGCGCTGCAAAGCCCGGCTACGGCGCGCAGGGACACCATGACGAGCTGAACCCGCTGGAACGTGCAGCTGTGGACAGGGTGATGGGGCCGGTGTCAAAGGGCGCTGCCCGATTGCAGCAAGGCGTGCAGCGCCACGGGGACGAACTTGATGCGATCCAGCTGGAGGCGGTCGAGCGAATGCTTGCGGAAAACAAGGAGGACAAGGAGGACAAGACATGAGATTTGTTTGCGATTGCTGCAACGATCTGACGAACATCGAGGCAGACCGGATGGAGATCCAGGGCGACAAGCTGATGGTGTACAGCCGCGGGCGGCTAATATACGTGGCGGATCTCGGCCAGATCATGCTGGCCAAGTTGACGCCGACGGCGAAGGAAACAAAATGCTGACGCATCTGAGCCTGTTTTCCGGGATCGGCGGGCTTGATCTGGCTGCCGAGTGGGCCGGATTTACGACCGTCGGGCAGTGCGAGTTTGCCGACTACCCGACGAAGGTGCTGGAAAAGCACTGGCCGGACGTGCCGCGCTGGCGTGATGTCCGGACGCTGACAAAGGAGAGCTTCTATGAGCGAACAGGATTACGAGCAGTTGACGTTATTTCCGGCGGATTCCCATGCCAGCCCTTCTCCGTGGCTGGAAAGCAAAAGAGCAAAGGGGATGATCGATACCTCTGGCCGGAGATGCTCCGAGTTATCACCGAGCTGCGCCCGCGTTGCGTTGTCGGTGAGAACGTTCCTGGAATCATCAAGATTGCCGCCGGGCAGGTGGTCAAGGATCTGGAGCGTGCTGGCTATCACGTCGTCGTGTTTAATTTTGAGGCTGCGGCTGTCGGAGCTTGGCACAGGAGATCGCGGGTGTTCTTCGTCGGCATCGCAGATGTGGCAGACACCGACGGCAGGACAATGCGGCATGACTGCGGTGACGAGCGGAAGACCACCAGAAAAGAGCACGCATCTAGGGGCACAGGTACTGATCCGGAAATGAAGCTGTTTACGGCACCATGTGCAGCGGATGCGCAGGGGACGCACGGTGGGGACAATCACAGGAGCTTGCGGACGGACGTTGCTGGGCAGCTGAACCCGACGTGGGTAGAGTGGCTCATGGGATTCCCGCTAGGGTGGACAGACTTAAATGCCTCGGGAACGCTGTAGTGCCGCAGCAGGCATACCCGATTTTTAAGGCATTGATGGAGGAGCTGGACCGATGGACTTAGAACGAACCATGGAGGACGGCGTTTTGCCGGGCCAAATGGTTCTTGAAGGAATGGAGGAAGAAACCCTATGACTGAAAAAGAGATCGTGAAGGCGCTGCGGTGCTGTGCAAGTGGAGAATCAGAGGAAGAATGCCCGTTTACGAAGAAATACGGGTGCGATGGGTGCCCGAAAGTGAGCGCCGACCTCATCGAGCGCCTGACCGCCGAGAACGCGGCGCTCCGCGAAGGCGCGAGTCTTGGGAAAGTAAAACGCCCGCAGAAAATAGCATATGAAAAATCCATTGAATTTCTGCGCGCGGTGACAGATGGGCAATCGGACGAGATAAAAAGGCTCAGAAGAGAACTTGAGTGGAAGGACATGGTGATTGCCCTAGCTCAGAGAAAGCAGGCGGAGGCAGAAGTCGAGAGGGACGCGGCAATTGTAGATCTGAGGATATTTGCCGGGTGTGCCGCTTGCAAACACTGCTGTAACCACCGCCGTTACCACCAAGAGTCACTGCTGCTTACGTGCTGCGATTGCGCAAAAAAGCAAAATTGCAAGTGTGGGAGTTGCAGCCTCGGACGAAGCAACTGGGAATGGCGCGGCTTACCGGGGGCGCCGGAGGAAGGGGAAAAGGCATGAAAGCTGTTTTAATCAGCATCAACCCCGAATGGTGCGCAAAGATTGCCAGCGGTGAAAAGACCATTGAGGTACGCAGAACGCGCCCGAAGCTGGAGCCGCCGTTTCGATGCTATATCTACTGCACAAAGGCAAAGGAACGGCTCATTTGCATCCTAAGAGATGGCGACGAAAGCTATGGAGAAATTTATCACGGGAAGACAGTTTTTATCAAAACTGACGAAGGATCGATCTGCGATGCATGGGGAAAGCGCCAAAAAGTCTTTGGAGAGTTTACCTGCGACCGAATCTACGAACTTGCGCCATTAAACCACGCGCCAGATGACGCGGAACAGCAAGCTTGCTTAACGCGAGAAGAAATCGCACGATACCTGAAGGGCATCGGCTACGGCTGGCACATATCCAATCTCAAGATTTACGATACGCCGCGCGAACTGCGGGAATTTTACGCTGTGCCAAATGAGGTAGAGGTAGCGCTCAAGGCAAAACCCAAGCCGGTCACCCGCCCGCCGCAGAGCTGGCGCTATGTGGAGGAATTGCCGTGAAGATTTACATAGCCGGTAAAATCACCGGCGACCCGAAATACCGGGAGAAATTTAAGGAAGCGGCGGCGGATATAGCCCGAGGGGGCCACATCCCTCTCAACCCAGCCGACCTGCCAAAAGGGATGCGCCCAAAAGACTACATGTGCATCTGCTTTGCGATGATCGACGTAGCGGACTTGGTCGTTTTCCTGCCAGACGCGAAGGACAGCGCAGGCGCGCGCCTTGAAAAAGCATATTGTGAATACGTCGGGAAGGAGATGGAATTTTGGAGCGATTAACGTTTGAGGGAAATTTCTGCGACATTGCGCAGTGCCGCGAGTTGCCGTGCCCGTATGACGGGAACTGCACGCAGAAGCAGGTGTGGGAGCGGCTCAAGGCTTACGAAGATTCGAGATTATCCCCGCAGGCGTGCGCAGAAGCTCGGGAAATCGAGGAAACGCTTTCCGGCTGTGATTACTCCATCTCACGAATGGTGGAGCTGATGAAAGCCGACAAGGAAGGGCGCGTGGTGGTGCTGCCGTGCAAGGTGGGCGATACGGTGTGGAGAATAAAGCGGACATTCGAAGAATATCCGGATAAAAGCAAGCCATACATTGAGCCGGACGCCTTCCTGCTGCAAGATGTTTTCAATATAGGAAAAAACGTTTTTCTGACACGCGAAGAAGCCGAGAAGGCTTTGCAGGAAATGGAGGGCAAGAAGGATGGCTGAACTGAAACCGTGCCCGTTCTGCGGCGGTGAAGTTGAAGAAACAGGCGGTTCATGTAATTTCGGGAAGAAGATTATGGTTCTTAAAGTAAAATGCAGGAAATGCGGGACATCCGTCGCCCTGAAAACAGCATGGAACACGAACGCATACATTGAAGCGGTTGAGGCATGGAACCGGAGGGTAAATGATGAGTGATTACATCAGCCGCGAGGCGGCGCTGGCAGATTTTGAAGCCTGCAACGCGGAAAATCCGAACTGGACACCTCAGCGGGTGAAAACGCTCCTGCTTCGTCAGCGCACTGCCGACGTTGCGGAGGTGCGACATGGGCGGTGGATTCACCATGAAGACGGTGTATTCACTTGTAGTGAATGCGGCAACGCAGAATCTAACGACAGCTATTATTGCAGACTATGCGGCGCGAAGATGGATGGAGGGAACGGCGCATGATGAATCTGAAAGAGATTTTCAAACACTACGCAGACGACTTGGGCGATGGCGCGGATATCAGGAAAGAAGCAATCGCATCGATCGAGCAGGCCGCAGAGCACATAGACGAGCATACGCTACGCCACCATAGCCGACTGCTCGCCATTGCGTATCTTGCATTGGAAGCGGAAACCACACAGATCATTGACGGATGCTGCACCGCCTGCGGTGAACTTATGGACTGCTGCGAAGCGGCAGAATATAAGTTTTGCCCGTATTGCGCGAAACGGATAGTATGAAAGGCTTGCGTTTTGCACGCGGCAGCGCGAAAGGAGGGAAGCTGATGCAGGATTGCTGTTTAACTTGCAAGAATCTGGAATACAGAAAGAACTACGTTTACCCGTATCGGTGCCTGAAGCACAAGGCCGAACGGTTCTCCGAGGAAGAACTGGAACGGATGTGCTTTTCCGGAGAGGACTGCAAAGACTTTGAACAAAGGAGGTGGCCTGATGGGCACAATTCTGGCGATTGACCCCGGAAACACTCAGAGCGGCTACGTCGTGGTAGAACACGACGGCGAAGAGATCCGCCGCGTGCTGAAAGTCGGGAAGAAATCGAACGAAGATATGTTTGGCGTGATTGTTACGCCATATGACTTTTATGATCATTTTGCAATTGAAATGGTTGCCGGTATGGGAATGCCGGTAGGTGCAGAAGTATTTGATACCTGCTTTTGGATTGGGCGTTTTTGGGAGTATGTAGACAGCCACGGAGAGCCGCGACCAATGCAGAAGATCTTCCGCCGTGAAGAGAAGCTTTACCTTTGCGGCAGAGCGTCGGCGAAGGATGCGAACATCCGTCAAGCCCTCGTCGACCGCTACGCGCCCGGCCAGCCGAATTTCGGAAAGGGGACGAAGAAAGATCCCGGCTTCTTCTACGGCTTCTCTGCGGATATGTGGGCGGCGATGGCTGTCGCCGTGACGTACTTCGACAAGTACATAAAGGGGGTAAAGCTATGAGCAAGACGCAGCGAAAGCCACCAAGACCGCCGATGCAGCTGACGTGCGATGCCTGCGGGAAAACGTTTATGCGCGCACCGTCCAAGTACAAGGCAAAATACAATTTTTGCAGCGAGGCGTGCGCCTGGACGGCACATAGGGCAGCTGTGATGGGCCGGGCGGAGCGCGTGCAGATCCTGATCACGTGCTCGATCCCGGTGTATCCGGAAATGCGGCCTGTCTGCGGGCGGGTGTATCCTGCCGAAAAGTACAAATACAGGACAAACCGGACGGGCTACGTCGTTGCGGTAAACGGCAAGCGCGTATGTGTGAGGGTGGACGAATGCATGGAAATCTAGGGCTTACACCGGTGCAGGCTCCGTGCAAAGGCTGTGCGGACAGGCACACCGGCTGTCACACGGACTGCACCCGGTACATAGCGTTCCGCCGGGAGGCGGACAGATACAAGCAGGAGCAATCGAAGGACGCGGCGAGATATGCAACAACAAGGGGCTGTATGCGGACGCTGCACGATGCGAACCGCGCAAAACGCGAAGGGAGGCAACATTACTGATGAGCACGCCGCGATACGGCTGGTGGGCCTATGCAAAATGGATGATCCGCAGCTATAAGGGCGGCGGGCTGATGACGAGGGCCGAGCGCGCTGCCGTTGCGGATGCAATCGCGGAGACGGAACAGCTCGTTGACGGCGCGGAGCGACTCCGGCTAATAGATTTGGTTCTTTGGAAGCGGACGCACACCTTACAGGGCGCTGCGATGGCGGTTTATGTATCCGAACGAACCGCGCAGGAATGGCACAGGCAATTTATTCGCCTTGTGGGGCAAAAAAGAGGGCTTTTATGAAAAAGTCTGCGTCCCAGAGCCAAATTTAACATTTACTATAAGGGCGTAGAGATCAACTCTACGCCCTTCTTCATCGGCACCGCAGCGTTCTGCGGAAACCTCCTCCTCCTGTTCTCGTGTTCTCCGGTGTGAATAAATATATTTATTCACACACGGAGACACGAGAACGAAAGAACGAGGCAGAAAGGAGCGGCTATGGCGAGTTTGCGCGCCCTTGCACACAAGCTGCAAACAGCACTCTTGTACAACGGAATCAAAATCAAAATCAATCAAATGCAGATCTATTCCGCGAAAAACGACAGGATGGTGACGAAATACATGGTTTACGAATATCGACCTGATGAAAAGCCGAAGAACGTCACTCTGCTGGAAACGTACCAGATTGCGGATGTGGTGAAGCTACTGGCCGGACTTTACAGCGATGGCGGATGAAAAGCTTACGCCGAAGCAGAGACGATTCTGCGAAGAATATCTGAAATCCGGGAACGCGACAGAAGCAGCGAAAAAGGCCGGGTACAAAGAAACATCATGCAGAGTGATTGCGGCAGAAAACCTATCAAAACCAGCTATTTCTGCGTATATAAAGCGCAGGCTGGACGAACAGGAAGCGGCGCAGGTCGCGGATTCAAACGAAATTCTGAAATTTTACACTGCGGTCATGCGCGGGGAGATCAAAGACCAGTTCGGCATGGACGCATCGCTATCCGACCGGCTGAAAGCCGGTGACAGTCTTATGAAACGCTACGCAGCTGCTTCCGACCGCAACAGGACGACAATGGAGAAGCTTGATTCGATGCTGAAGGAGTTCCAAGATGCTGTTAAGTCCGAAACAACGTGAATTTGTAAAATACGGGACGCATCGATGGAACTTCAAGGGCGGAGCCACCAGAAGCGGGAAGACTTACCTCGATTTTCGATGGATCATACCGATCCGGATTCGTGAGCGAATCGGAAAAGATGGTCTGGCCGTCATTCTCGGCGTAACAAAATCCACGATTGAGCGAAATGTGCTGGAGCCAATGCGGAACATTTACGGGGACGAGCTTGTCGGCACGATCTCAAGCGACAATACGGCATGGATATTCGGAGAGAAATGTTACTGCCTCGGCGCCGAGAAGGTTTCCCAAGTTTCCAAGATTCGCGGTGCGTCGATTAAATATTGCTATGGGGACGAAGTAGCTGACTGGTCGGAAGAAGTATTCGCGCTGCTGAAAAGCCGCCTCGACAAAGAGTATTCTTGCTTTGATGGGACGTTCAATCCGCAATATCCTGACCACTGGCTGAAAAAATTCCTCGATAGCAACGCGGACATTTTCAGCCAGACATACACGATAGACGACAATCCGTTCCTGCCGGAATCTTTTAAAGAAAATCTGAAAAAAGAATACGAAGGGACGGTTTATTACGATCGCTACATTCTCGGCCTCTGGGTACGTGCCGAAGGACTGGTATATCCGATGTTTGGAGATGACTGCATCACGCAGGAGATCCCGGACACCGGAGATTATTATATATCTATAGACTATGGCACGCTGAATCCGTTTTCTGCCGGGTTATGGTGCGTTGGGAAGAGGTCCGCTGTGCGCATCGCAGAAATCTATTACAGCGGACGTGAGACAAGGGTGCAGAAGACCGATGAGGAATACTGCGATATGGTTGAGAGGCTGGCCGGAGAAAAAACGATTCGGGCAGTTGTCGTTGATCCGTCAGCGGCGTCTTTTATCGAGGCGCTGCGCAGGCGCGGCAGATTCAAGGTCAGGCACGCGGACAATGACGTTATGAATGGAATCCGAACTGTGTCTGATTTTTTGCGAAATGGCAAAATCAAGATTCATGAAAGCTGCGAGAACACAATCCGGGAGTTCGGCCTGTATCGATGGGACGAAAAAAGTGAAAGCGACCGGGTTGTAAAGGAAAATGATCACGCGATGGATGAGGTTCGCTATATGGCGACGACAGTGCTGAAAAAGGCGTTTAAGGAACATATCTTCGTGCCGGAGCTGGCGAGATAAGAAGGTGAAGCATGAAAACATATCAGGATTTTTTAGAGGTTGCCGAAAAATCGGATCGGGACAGAATGGAATTTGTTCTGGCGGCGATCAACGATCATAAAAACTCGGATCTGTACCAGCAGGCAAAAATTGCGCGGGAATACGACGAGCACCGAAATGTGACCATCATTACCGTGCAGAAGCTGCTTTATACGCTGTCTGGGAAGGCTATCCCGGATAACTATAGCGCAAATTACAAGCTCCGCAGCGCATTCTTCCCGATTTTCATGCGGCAGGAAACACAGTATCTGCTCAGCAACGGCGTGATACTGAAAAACGCCGAGAACAAGAAGCGGCTCGGCAAAAAATTTGACAATCAGATTCAGGATCTGGCGCGCTCGGCGCTTGTCGGCGGCGTGGCTTATGGCTTCTGGAACCTCGATCATCTGGAAGTGTTCACGGTTTTGGACTTCGTTCCGATGCTGGATGAGGAAAACGGATCGCTTCGCGCCGGTATTCGGTTCTGGCAGGTGGCGGCGAACAAGCCGCTGCGGGCGACACTGTACGAGCCGGACGGATTCACACAATTCATCCGCAGGAGCGGGAAAGAGATGGAGATTTTAGCACCGAAACGCGGCTATATCTCCGTCGAAGCCTCGTCTGAGGTGGACGGAACAGAAATCTTGGAGTATCAGAATTACCCCGGATTCCCGATCATCCCCATGTACGGCAATCGCGCCCGGCAGTCCGAGCTTGTTGGCCAACGCGAGGCAATCGACTGCTATGATCTGATCAAATCCGGTTTCGCGGATACCGTAGATGACGCATCGATTATCTACTGGACGATCTCCAACGCAGGCGGCATGGACGAAATCGATATGGCGCGGTTCAAAGAAACTATGCGGCGGATCGGAGTCGGCCTTGTGGACGACGACGGCGCAAAGGCGGAGGCCCACACGCTTACGATTCCAGTCGAGGCGCGGGAAGCGCTGCTGAGCAGACTCAGCGACGATCTTTACAGGGACTTCCAAATGCTGGACACCACGAAAATACAGGGCGGGCAAAAGACGGCAACCGAGATCACAGCGGCATACCAGCAGATGGACAACAAGGTCGACGAATTTGAATACTGCGTCGGTGATTTCCTGTATCAGCTTTTTGCGCTGATCGGCATTGACGATGAGCCGACATTTACGCGCTCGAAGATCGTAAACCAGCTGGAGCAGACGCAGATGGTGTTGCTTGCCGCGAGCTACCTTGACGACGAAACGATTCTGAGCAAGCTGCCGTGGCTTACGCAGGAGGAAATCGCAAACATTTTGAAGAGAAAAAGCGCGGAAGAATTAGAGCGATATTCCACGAAAGATATGGAGGAATAGACGTATGAGCAGCATGGTACAGGGTGATGCGTACAGCCTCGATGTTACAATCAAAAACAACGGTTCCCCCATCAATATTGCGGATATCAAGGCGGTTGAGTTCACTTTATTCAATTTCAAAAAAATTTATCCGGGGGACGCGGAATACTCGGATGGAAAGTTCCACATTCCCCTCACCCAGCAGGAGACCTTTCGGCTCCCGAAACTCTGCCAGATGCAGGTGCGCGTGAAATTCAAGAGCGGTGACGTGATTGGCTCGGAGATCAAGCAGATCGACGTTGCGCACGCGCTTTCAAAGGCGGTGTTGTGATGGGCGGCATTGAATTTGGACTCAAGAACCGCGACCCGATCGACGTTTCCTTTAACGTTTCCGTGCGTGCTGGCGGCGGCTCCGGCGGCGGAGGCATTGCATCGGCGCAGATCGATGAGATCCGCGTGCTGACAAAATCGGACTATGACGCGCTGGACGAAAAGGACGCGCGGACGCTGTATCTGGTGGAGGGCTGACATGCTGGCAGTTGGAATCAAACGCATTCTGGAGCTGTTCATCGGCTCCATGGGCATCAAATCCGCCCGCTTGGGCACAGAAACCATCTACGAAAGGCCTGGCGGCTTTTTGTACATCGAACTCAAAAGCGAAGAAAGGGGATAAAACAGAATGGCGAGCTTTTTTAATTTAACGCTGGATACGCTGGCCCCTGCCGGTCTATCGATCACACTGAACGACGGCGCACAGTACGCGACCAGCGCGACCGTCACCGCGAAGATCTCCGTCACAGACGCGGCGACGACCGGATACCAGATGAAGATCTGGGGCACAAAGGCGGCGAAAACGGAGGCGGCTGCGTCGTGGGAGACATACGCGGCCACAAAATCCATTACGCTCCCGGACGGCGACGGCCTGAAGACGATCTATGTAAAGGTGCGCGACGACGTCGGCAACGAATCGGCTGCGGCCAGCGACTCCATCACGCTCAACACCTCGATCCCCGCCGTGACCATCACCGGCCCCGACAAGAGCCGCATTTCCAAGGTCACGGGCTACGACGCAGCGGCGTTCTCATTCGTCTGCGATGTGGACTTTGAGGAATACACCGTCCGCGTCGTCCCGGCGACGAGCAGCCTGCACACGGCGGGCACGCAGATCCCGGCGACGGGCGGCTCCACGAACGTCAGCGGCACGGCAGGCGGCTACAAGAAGAACACCGCTATCAACGTCACCGTCAAGGGCGTAGACCTCGAATCGGCGTCTTCCGGCGACGGCGTGAAGATCGTGAAGGTCTTCGTCAAGAACGCCGCCGGGACGTGGAGCGCAGCCTAATGGCCGCGCCGGAGTTGACCTTCTCCATCACCGGAAACAAGATATCGGCAGTCTCGGGATTCGACTCGATCACCGTCACATTCTCGTCGGACATCGCCTATACGGCTTTTGAGTGCCGCGCGACGAAGTCCGGCGAGGATTGGGGCCGCGGGAAGGGCGCTTTGATCGCGTCCTTCTCACAGACCCCGGCGGGTACGAAGCGCACCTTTGAGGTCTACGACGATTTTCTGATGTCCGGAGACGGAGAATACCGCATTTCGTTGTTCGCGCAGAGCGCGGACGGCAGCTGGAACGACAATTACGGATTTATCCCGCTTGGTCAGCCGCAGCCGCTGAAAACGGCAGACGGCGAGGATTTTCTGTGCATGAAGGAGTGATCACATGGCGTACAACAGCCAGTACACCGGCGCGCAGATCGACGAGGCTATCGCCGACGTGTGCAGCAACAAAGACGCGTGGAACGGAAAGCAAGATGTGATCCTCGCCTCCGGTGCGGCCGTCGGGGACATGATCAAGGTCAAGACGGTGGACGCCAGAGGGAAGCCGACGGCGTGGGCGGTGGCCGCGGCGGGCACGGATTATCTAACGGAAGCGCCCGTGACGAGCGTGAACGGGAAAACCGGAGCTGTCAAGGTTCGCGAAGTGCCGTCTGTCACCGCCGCTGATAATGGAAAATTTCTGCGGGTTGTTTCCGGTGCGTGGGCGGCGGTAGAGATCGCAAACGCGAATGGAGGGAGCTTCTGATGGCTGAATATTTGACAAACACAACCGACCTAACAAAGGTTGCGTCAGCTATCCGGGAGAAAGGCAACACATCTGACCCGCTGGTCTACCCGGACGGATTTGTGACAGCCATTCAGGCCATTCAGACTGGCACAGAACTGCAAATCATTGTAACTGTGAAATCTGGTGCGACCGTCACGGCGACGAACGGCTCCAAAACAATTACTGGAACATCTGACAGCGCCGGAGTTTGCACGCTTATCGTTCCGGAGATCGGCACATGGAGCGTATCCGCGACGCTGGACGGGAAAACATCTGACACAAAATCCGTATCTATCACGGACAGCTATGCGGTGTCGCTTAATTTTGTAGACCCGTTACTGAATAACAATACTTGGGAAACAATAAAAAATATATCCGACGCGGGACAAGGCGCGAACTATTGGAGCATCGGGGACAGAAAAGCTGTAACACTAGATGGAACGGTAAGGGCCCTGACGCTCTCTAATTACACAACGTATGCTTTCATTATCGGATTCAACCATAATGCGAGCGTTGAGGGCGCAAACCGCATCCATTTCCAACTCGCAAAAACCGCCCTATCCGGAGGTACGGACGTTGCGCTATGCGACAGCTATTACAGCAGTTACAACAATACCGGTGTCGGATTCGTCATGAATACCGGAAACTCAAACTTGGGCGGTTGGGCATCGTCAAATATGCGAACAGGAACTTGCGGTACAAGCCTATCAAGCTACTCTAGTACGATCATTGCGGCCATCCCGGCAGCGCTCAGAGCCGTGCTGAAATCCGTGACGAAGTACACGGACAACACCGGCGGCGGAAATCCATCGGCGAACAACGTAACAGCGACGACGGATTACTTTTTCCTCCTCTCCGAGCTTGAGGTTTTCGGGAGTATTTCGAGGGCAAACCCGAACGAGGCGAGCAAGCAAGCGCAGTACGCCTATTATTCCGCCGGGAACAGCAAAATCAAGTACAAGCACAACGGAACGGCGGCAGCCGCTATTTGGTGGCTCCGTTCTCCGTCTACGACCGCCTCCAACGTTTTCGTGGATGTGACCACCGGCGGGACAGTCGACATCAACATCGCGTACTATTCCCTCGGCTTCGCGCCCGGCTTTTGCGTATGAGAGAAAAGCGCATGGAGTATATCGTGTATAAACGGTTCCGCGGGAATGGCATTGATGGAGAATTTAATCTCCGATACGGAACTGTGGTATCGGAAATTGAAGGGTTCCTGTTTGCAGCGGACGGCAGGCGGATATGCGCTGTTTCCAGTGAAAACGGATGGGAGCATTTCAGGCAGAATACACCTGAGGGCGCGATGCGGCAGGAAATGCTTGAACGCCTCTATCGCTGGTATGAAAAAAACGGCTGCGGTGAAGACTTCACGGATGAAAAATGGCCGGGGCAGGAAAATGGGTATTGGAAAAATCGGCTGCGAACCGCAAGTACAAGTCGGCTGAAACAAATATACGCGGAAAAGATCGGAGGGGAAGCATGTATATCGTCACAAGAGAAGGAACGTTTGACGGATACGCAGACAGTGTAATCCCGATCAAACTGCACCAAAACGGCTGCTATGTCCCGTGCGGGGAGAGCGAAGCAGAAGGATTCTGCGCACAAAAGGCCGTCACGCGGACGGATGAGGAAGGAAACGAATACAGAACACTGACCGATACAGTGTACCGGACGAAGGGACACACAATGAAAGGAACGGAGCCGGTCGGAAGCTACGAGCAGCATGGCGCAGCCGTCCCGCTGACCGAGGCGGAAGCCGCGCTTGCAGAACTGGAGGCAGTCTATGACGCAGGATAAATTGGAAAAACTCAAAACCGCCATCAAGGACGGCAAGCTGGTGCAGGCCGCAGGCGGCATCACGGAGGACGTGACGCAGTCGGACAAGCTGGGCTACGACTGGCGGAATATCTACGTCAACAAGATCTTGGTGCGGCAGGAGTACGTCGAGCAGGCCGTGAAAGCAGGCACGGCGGACAATCCAATCGTGTGGGCCTCCGACATGGCGCTCATCCAGAACGCCTACTACACGCACAACGGCGTGATCAAGGTCTGGATGGGCACGGCAGGCGCGACGGCAAAGTGGACGGATGCGGCCTTCGTGCCGATCTGATAGCGCGGAAGGGAGAAAACATGGACACCAAGACCATCATCGTCACCCTCGTCTGCGCCGTGATCGGCGGGGCGGATAGAAGTGTATGAGCACAAGCAACACCGCCGGGCAGAAAATGACCGACGCAGAGCTCGCAAAGCTTGAAAAGCGGATTGCTGCGATATACAGGGAAGCGTATAACGATCTGACGGATACGATCAGGGATTACTTCGGTAAATTTGCAGCGCGTGACGCGGTGGAAAAGGCGCGGCTGGACGCTGGGGAGATCTCGGAGGATCAATACAAGCTGTGGCGTGCTGCTCAGATTGGACGCGGGAAGCGGTTTGAAGCGCTAAGGGATAAAGTCGCAGAGCGAATGACGAATGCAAACGCAACCGCAATCGCCTATATCAACGACGCAACGCCGGGGATTTACAGCCTGAACAGGAACCTAGCAGCCTATATGATCGAGCAGGTGGCGGGGGACGTTGGATTCGATCTCTGGGATGAGCGGGTTGTGAAGCGCCTGGTTTCCGAGCAGCCGGGCCTTATGCCATCCTACCCGGAGAAGCGAGCACTCAAACGTGGGATTGATCTCGCATACGGGAAAAAGCAGATAACCGCCAGTGTCACCAGCTCCATCTTACAGGGCAGAAGCATCAAGGGCATGGCAGATGATCTGCAAAGTCGTATCACCACCATGAACCGCGACAGCGCCATCCGGACGGCACGCACAGCCGTCACGGGCGCGCAGAACGCCGGACGGCTAGATTCCTATTATGCCGCTGAGAAAATGGGAATCAAGTGCAGAAAACAATGGATGGCGACGCTCGACGGAAGAACCCGCCACTCCCACGCCATGCTCGACGGCGAGATCGTAGACAACGACAAAAAGTTCTCCAACGGCTGCCGCTACCCAGGCGACCCAAACGGCCCACCGTCCGAAATCTATAACTGCCGCTGCACGTTGGTATCCGAGATTGAAGGAATCGACACCTCCGGAGGCAAACGCCGCGCCAGGAACCAGGCAACCGGGCGGAATGAGCTGATTGAGAACATGAGCTATGCGGAATGGGCAGGGTGGAAAAAGAAAAATGGACGTTAAATTTATCGACAACTCCGAAGAAGTGAAGTCCGCTATGCACGACGCGCTGATTCGCGCCCTCGAAAAGATTGGAATGACGGCTGAAAAGTACGCGAAGCGGCTTTGCCCGGTGGACACCGGCAATCTGAGGAACAGTATCACGCACCGCGTAGATGAAGAAGAGCCAGCTGCATACATCGGAAGTGACACGGAATATGCCGCATACGTCGAACTCGGAACCGGAAAGTATTATCCGGGTGGGAGACCTACGCCGTGGGCGTATCAGGACGCGAAGGGGAACTGGCACTGGACGGCTGGAAACAAAGCACAGCCGTATTTGAAGCCCGCAGCAGCGGACCATGCGGCGCAATACCGGCAAATCATCGAAGATGAGATGAAAAACAGCTAAAGATTGCGTCCCAGAGCCATAAATATACGGTATAAGTGTGGTAACAGCAAAGAAATGACTGTTGCCACATTTTTTGTTCTGTCGCGGCAAAGCACCGCCGACAAGGGAAAGGAAGATAGAACATGGCACTGACGCGCAAGCTCCTGAAGGGAATGGGGCTGACAGAAGAGCAGATGGATACGATCATTGAGGCACACACCGATACCGTCGACGGGCTGAAAAGCGACCTTGCACGGTATAAGGCAGACGCCGAAAAGCTCCCCGGAGTACAGGCGGAGCTTGAAAACCTGAAAGCCAAAGGCGACGATGGCTGGAAGGATAAGCACGACAAGGTCAAAAAGGAATTTGACGACTACAAAAGAGAGCAGATGCAGAAGGAAACCAAGAGCGCGAAAGAATCCGCGTATCGGGAACTTTTGAAGTCTGCGGGTATCAGCGAAAAACGAATTGATTCGGTTTTGAAGGTCACCGATCTTTCTTCGATTGAATTGGAAGACGGCAAGATCAAGAATGCCGATGATTTGAAGAAGTCCATCAAGGAAGAGTGGGCAGATTTCGTTGTTACCACGAAACAAAAGGGCGCGGACACAAAAGATCCGCCCGCAAACAACGGCGGCGCTATGAGCCGGGACGACATCTTCAAAATCAGGGACGCGTCTGAACGGCAGGCAGCAATTGCCGCGAATCTCAATTTGTTCGGAAAGGAAGAATAATATGGCAGCAAAAAACAACCTGACCATGACGAGCGACGTTCAGGTAACCGCTCGTGAAATCGATTTTGTAACCCGCTTTGCGCGGAACTGGCAGCACCTGCGCGACATTCTTGGCATTATGCGCCCCATCAAAAAGCAGCCTGGCACCGTCCTGAAAGCCAAGACTGCAAGCGTGACGCTCGCGCAGAGCGTCGGCGAGGGCGAAGAAATCCCCTACTCCAAAGCGACTGTCATCGAAAAGGACTATGCGAACATCAACGTCGAAAAGTACGCGAAGGCGGTCTCCATCGAGGCGATCAAGGAATACGGCTATGACGTCGCAGTCGCGATGACCGATGAAGCTTTCCTGTATGAGCTTCAAACCAACGTCACGAACCGGTTCTACGACTACCTGAATACCGGTATGCTGACCGTCAGCGAAACCAACTGGCAGCGCGCGCTTGCAATGGCGAAGGGCGCAGTCATCAACAAGTTCAAGCAGATGCACAGAACCGCGACAAACGTTGTCGGCTTTGTGAACGTCATGGACTTGTATGACTACCTCGGCGGCGCTGATATCACCATCCAGACTGAGTTCGGCTTCCAGTACATCAAGAACTTCATGGGCTACAGCACCGTGTTCCTGCTGTCTGACGAAGAAATCAAGCGTGGTCGTGTTATTGCGACTCCGGTCGAGAACATCGTCCTGTACTACATCGACCCGGCTGACAGCGATTTCGCCCGTGCTGGTCTTGACTACAGAACTGATGGCGAAACAAACCTTGTCGGCTTCCACGTGCAGGGCAATTATTCCACCGCCGTATCCGAGTCCTTTGCGATCATGGGGCTCACCCTGTTTGCGGAGTACCAGGACGGCATCGCAGTTGCGGATATCGACGAAACGCCGACGCTCGGCACGCTGACCGTTACTTCGGCAGCCGGAACCGCAACCGGCGAAACGAAGATCACGGTAACGCCCGCGAAGGAAGCAAGCGGCAACGTCTACAAGTACAAGGTAGGCGATTCGGCTGAGACTGTCACCTACGGCCAGAACGTCAGAACGTGGCCGACGTGGGACGGCAAGTCCGATGTCACGGCAGCGACGGGCAAGAAGATCACAGTCGTTGAGGCTGACGCGACTTACAAAGCGCAGAAGGCTGGCAACGCAACGGTAACGGCAAAGTAAGGAGGCGGCAGCGCAATGCTAACCGAATTGTGCGGGGTTCTGCGGAACTGGTTTGAAACGGATCGGATCAGCGGAACGTACACAGTAGAAAACGGCAGCATTGCGCTGCCGTTCCTGCAAGAAGGGCAATTCTTCCGGATTGTAGGTTCCGTTTTTAATGACGGTGTGCACCAATACCCGGATTACGGGATGGCCGACGAGACCTTTGATGGCTCTGTCTGGCCGATGGCCGTCCCGTCCGCTGTCCTCGCCCTCGAAGCTGAGATCAGAGCATGGCAGGAGAAAAACGGGGACGCGGCAGCAAGCCCGTTTACCTCGGAAAGCTTCGGAGGCTATAGCTACTCGAAGGGATCGAGCGGAAGTGCCTCCGCGAATGGGGCTGTGACATGGCAGACGACGTTCAAATCGCGCATGAACCAGTGGAGGAAGATCTGATATGAGTTTACTTGATGATTTTGCCCGCCCGTGCGTGCTGCTCGAAAAAAGCCGGACGCCGGACGGAGCGGGCGGTTACGTCACGATATGGACGGACGGGGCGGAATTCGCAAATTACCAGATGCTCGATACGTCCATGGAGGCTCGCAGAGCGGAGAAGGAGGGCGTGACAAGCGTTTACTCGGTGCTTGTGCAAAAAGCCGTACCAATCGATTATAACGACTTCTTCCGCGACAAGACGACCGGCGAGACGTACCGCGTCACGTCCGAGCCAAAGGACAAGCAAACACCGAAGTCCGCAAGCTTCGATCTGAAATACTTCACTGCAGAAAAGAAAGCGCTGCCAACATGACGAAAGACAAAGCATTGCATGCGTGGTTCTCGCAATTTCTCACGGCATACCCCACATCAAGTGTCCCGGACGATGCCGTTTTTCCGTGGCTGACCTATGAGCTGATTACCGGCGCGTGGGACAGCGGGGAAATCGGCCTGACAGTGAATCTCTGGTACTACACAACGCAGGAAGCAGAACCAAACGCGAAAGCGCAGGAAATCTCGGACGCTATCGGCTTGGGCGGCGTGTTTGTGCCGTGTGACGACGGCGCAATCTGGATCAAGCGCGGATCTCCGTGGTGCCAGAACGTCCGGGACGATTCTGATGCAAATATCAAGCGGCGGTATTTGAACGTCACAATCGAATACATTACCGCGAACTGAAAGGACTGATTTCATGGCGAAATTTACAAAAATTCCGGCGGATACGTTTAAGCAGCTGCAAATCAATGCTGGCGTTGTTTTGAGCAAATTTACGCCTGCAACCGGAACGTTTGAACCGGAGAACCAGATCGGCGCAACTACCGGAGGCGTTACATTTTCCGCGACACCGACGTATTCTGACTACGGCTCGGATGTGGATAATTTCCCCAAAATCATCGAATCCGGCGTAAAGCTTGTCATGTCGCTCGTCGACGGCCTGATTAAATCCATTCCGCAGCTTACTGCGGCTGTACCAAAGCTTATCATCGGCATTGTGAACGGGATCATTGCGAACCTTCCGCAGATCATTTTGACGGGGCCGCAAATCATCCTAGCTCTGATAGAGGGGCTTATCAGCGCGATCCCGGATCTCGTTCAGGCCGTGCCAACACTGATCAAGTCGATTGTAGATACGTTCCTCAATTATGACTGGGGCAGCATCGGCAGAAATATTGTGAGCGGCATTAAAAACGGCGTCTCAAATACATGGAACGGCCTAAAGTCTGGCGTAGGAAAGGCTGTGAATGGGCTGATTGGCGGCGTGGAAAGCATTCTCGGCATCGCGTCTCCGTCCAAAGTCTTCGCCGGAATCGGCGGCTACATGGCCGAGGGACTTGGGCAGGGCTTTGACCTCGAAATGACCGGCGTTCGGAAGGACATAGAGGATCAAATGACCTTTGGCACAACATCCTTCTCCGTATCCGGCGCGGCAAAGTCCTCTGTCGGCGTCGTGAACGGCCTGCTGGCCAACAATCAGCCGAATCCGCTGACACAGGTGAATCTTGTTGTTGACGGCCAGACGCTGGCACGGGTCCTGTTCGACCCGCTGCGCGGAGAAATTCTGCAAAGGGGTGTATCGCTTGCGTAAGCGATACACCCGGAAAGGAAGGGAATGCATTGGACAGTATTGAGTTCAAAGACCATAGTGCGGAATGCAAAGAGGAAATCGAGTCGCGGGCGTTGAAAGCGCTTACGATGTGCGGTATGGTGGTAGAGAGAGCCGCAAAGCAGCTTGCGACGGTAGACACCGGCCTTTTGCGCAACAGTATCACGTGGGCACTCGCTGGGCGAAAGCCTGCAGTGCAGTCGTACAAGGCCGACAAGCCCAAAAACGGTGTGATTCAGACGGGCGAATACAGCGGAACAGCACCGAATGATGATGAATTATCCGTTTATGTCGGTACAAACGTTGAATATGCTCCATATGTGGAGCTTGGAACGTCGAGACAGGAAGCGCAGCCGTTCTTGAAGCCTGCAGCAGCGGGCAGCAAAAACGCGCTGGAACAGTGCTTTAGAGAGGCGTTTGAAGAATGAAAACGAAAGGATGGTGTAACAGGCCAACAGCCGGGAGAAAGCCCCGGTGTCCGTCGGCAGAGCGAGCGGGGCCGCCGACCCTTTGCAGCTCTGCAAAATCCTGCGCGAAGCATTGTGCAGGTACGTCGCTAAAGCACCTGCGGCGTGCTGACCATCTGTTCTTAGCCCTAAATATAGACGAAAGGAGCGGGAAGCCCCCGCTCCTTTTGTTATAACGCCGCACACGCGGCCAGAAGCACTATACCCGCTCAGTTTATGCAGGAGAATAAAAACGCCGCTGTGGGGCTTGTACGGCCTCACAGCGGCAAAAGAAAACTGTATCAAGCAAGCCGCTTCTCAAGCGCTTCGATTCTCTGCGACTGGGAGCGGACAACGGCTTTCAAGAAGTCGATTTCTTCTTTCAGCTCTTCCGTCTTGCTCTTCGGTGCCATCGTTTGCAGAATCGTCTGCTGACCCTCGGCCAGAAGGTTGAACTTCGGCATAATGGCGGATTCCAGTACCACGTTCAGCCTATGGGCAAATAGTTCATCAATGGTTTGCAAATCCTTTTCATCAAGCATAGTTTCATCCCTCCTGTTTTCATTATACGGCGTTTCCCGCCGTTGTCAATCCGTTTTCGGCTTCCCGTCCCGCTCCATCGTCTCCGAGATCGCGCGATTGATAAAGCCGTTCGTGCTTTCGCCCTGCACTTCGGCGTGGGCTTGAATCAAATCTTTCTGGCCCTTCGGAACGCGGATCTTAATTTCGTCATATGTTTTCGCGTTATAGCGGTCTTTCACAGCGCTTGACGTTTTCCCCATATAATCACCTCTTGCTATATTATACCTCATTTATCATGGTGGGTACAGTATGCAAAATTAACAAATCATACTGGGTACATTTGTGCAACATCCCATCTTGCATACTGGGCCCAGTATGATATAATGAAGCCAGTCAAGGGGAACAAACGAAAACAGTTCAGCCACCGGCAGAAGATGGGTGAAGAACATCTACAAGAGTTGGGAAGGAACAGCAAAGTGCAGCAAGGCTCACGAGATCAGTTGAAAGCCCCCAGCCGCCGGAGTTCCCCAAGACAAAGAAAAAGCGCCCTGCACGCCGTAGGAAGCACAAGCAGGACGCAACCACAAAAGGGGTCGTGTTCAGTATAACACGCCCCGCCGAAAAAGGAAAGGGGTTTCCACATGAGCAACACAGAAATTCAGAGCAAGGTCAACGAGCTTCGCGAACTGCGCCGCATGGCCGACGAGCTGACAGCCGAGATCGAAAGCATTCAGGACGTGATCAAGGCGCACATGACTGCCATCGACGCTGACACGCTGACGGGCGCGGATTACAAGATCACATGGAAGGCCGTGACCAGCAGCCGGTTCGACAGCACGGCGTTCAAGAAGGCCATGCCCGAGCTTGCCGAGCGCTTCACCCGCTCGACTACTTCACGAAGATTTGTTGTGGCATAATCAAAAATTATGAAAAACGCCTTGACTTATTGGAACTCGAATATTATAATGATATTGTGGAACTCAAAAAGTGAGGTGATTACGTGTCTCCACGAACAGGACGACCAAAAGCAGAAAACCCTAAATCAAATGATCTCAAAGTCAGACTTGATGATCAAACGACACAGAAGCTTGATGAATATTGCCAAGCCCACGGAATTACACGAGCCGAAGCAATACGCAGAGGGATACATTTGCTTTTGGTACAGAAATAAAAATATCGGCTCACTGCTCTATCTTGGCGGACGGACAGTGAACCGATATAGGCCAGACCCTTGCGGGAGTGGTGTAAATATTCTACTACACCCCCCGTAAAAGGTCAACTATGACTTTTAGCGAGGGGGTTTTTTGTTGTCAAGAAAATACTTAGACATAACTGGTCAACGATTCGGACGTTTGGTAGCCGTCAAACGTTTACGCCTTGATAAAAAAAGGGGTCATTCGGTCTGGTTGTGTGTATGCGATTGCGGAAATAGCAAAGCCGTTTCTATCTCCGATTTAAAAAGCGGTAGCACTGTTTCTTGTGGATGCTTTGCAAGGGAACAAAGCGCAGAAAGACTGAAAAAACGAACAGGAAGAATGAATTACGCTTATAAGCATGGGGCGGGAGTAAATCATAGCAAAACAAGATTATACCGCATTTGGGTGGGAATGAAAGCAAGATGTGGCAATCCGCATAACCCGTCATTCCCAAACTATGGTGGGCGTGGAGTGACCGTCTGCGATGAATGGCGCAACAATTTTTGTGCATTTCGGGATTGGGCGTTAGATAATGGTTATCAAGAAGATTTGACTATAGATCGTATCGACAATAACAATGGCTATTCTCCCCAAAACTGTCGTTGGGCTACGCGCTGTGAACAAAACAGAAACCGCCGCCCTGCGGAAACATGGACTTATCACAAAAAAAGAGGTGGAGCATAATGGAAAACATCACCACCACAAGCCGCCGCTTTGTCGTGGCGTGACGGGAGGGCAATTATGGACAATCATCAAAACAGCGCAGACCCGCTGCGCGAAGAATTTGAGACTGCTATATCAGAACTGACGCCGGATGAGAGGGCGGAATTGCTGAAAATGTTCCGACAGCGTAGGTCTGAAAAAGCACAGAAACGCACAGCAGAAACAGTCCGCAGCATTGGGAGGGGTTGAAAATGAGCGATATCAAAGACAATCTGTACAGTCAGATTCTTTCTCTTAACGAAAATGAAGTACGCATTTTCCTTGCTCTTATGCAGGACAAGTTGCTCGAGGAATCTGCTGCTGTACCGGACATAACTCCACCGGAGGGAATGACAAAAGCCGACTGCAAGCGCCTCATTAAGTCAATACGCACAAAACAGCCCTACGCCGATGCACGAACACAACAGTACAGCCTGCGGGTAATCTCCCACATTCGCAATGTGTGGGTTCCGCAGATCAAAAGCCATGACCAACAAGCAGGCTGAGGTCATGCGGCTGTACCGGCAGGGGCTCAGCACCTGCGAGATTGCCCAGCGGCTCGGCGTGACAAAGAGCAATGTCCGCTACTTACGCGCCGCAGCCAACGGCAAGAAGCCCAAGTCAACGTACCGGTATCGAAAGCCCCGCACGGTCTGTCCCTACAGCGCCAGCTGCTTCACCTGTCCGCTCCCGGATTGTGTAATTCCGTACCGTCAGGTAGTCAACCTTCTGCCGGAAGGCTTTGTGTATAAATTCGATGATTGAAAGGAAAATCCATATGGAAACCAGCAAGCAGGCAATGGAAGCAAGCCGCCGTGAGAAAAGCGACGAAATCAGGAAGATGCTCGACAACGCATCACTCGAACAGATTTGCATTATAACCCTCCTCGTGCGTGGTATGCTCGGGCAGACCCCGGTAGAAAACGCCGCTAATTTTCAACTTGTGCGCCAAGAATGTGCGCCAAGAAACTAGAGAATAAACAAAATCGGCAACAAAAACAGGTATATTAGGCTGAAACAGAGAAAAATAGTTATTAAATTTGTGCAATGTTGCGAGTTGTAATATTTGCCCCAAGAACACAATGGAAATGAAGCGGATGGACGATGTCGAAGTGAAACTTTCCGGTACATATGTAACGGCTACGACTGCCTCCGCGAAATCTCTTATGGCGGCGGCTGACATCGACGGCACAGATACGACGAAGGTTGTTCCTCGGCGCGATCTTTCACCGACTGACTTTGCGGACATCTGGCTTGTGGGTGATTATTCCGACAAGAACGGTGCGACAAACGGTGGTTTCATTGCTATTCGTCTTATGAACGCGCTATCGACCGGCGGATTCCAGCTGAAAACCGCCGACAAGGGCAAGGGGCAGATGGCGTTTGAGTACACGGCGCACTATTCGATGTCAAAGCAGGACGTTGTGCCATATGAGGTTTATATCAAAGCCGGTACGGCTGAAACGTAAGGAGAAGAAAGTATGAAATTTTCGGAACTTAGCACTGATAGGGCGGCTGACGTTCTTTGCGAGGTCAGCGTGTGCGCGCTCAACATCCTGACCGATGATGAGCTGCGGGAGAGTCTGAAAGCACAGATCGACGCGGAGAAGCCGCAGACGGCGGGAGAACGGTACGCGATCGGTGCGCAGAAGATCGGTCAGTGGATTCCTCTGATTCTGAAAAAGCACCGGGAAGATACGCTTGGTATTCTGGCTGCGATCAACGAAACGACTGTTGAGGCGATCAAAAAGCAGAGCGTCCTAAAAACCATGTGGCAGATTCAGGAGATCGTCAAGGACAAGGATATGCAGAATTTTTTCAAATCGTGCGCGTCGGAGGCGAAAGCGTAACGCTTGCGCTTCTGGCAGCTCCAAAGATAAGCGCGGGAGGGCTGATTCGCCTTTTGCCGATTTTGGTAAAGCGGCAGCAGGAAGAATCAGCCTTCCGTATTTATACGGCGGAGTGTTTGCGCACAATGACGGAAAACACAGCAAAATTCGCGGGCGGCAGCTTTGTGCAGGCAAAATATTCCGATCTGATAGACCCGAAGCCGCAGGACAACCGAACCTGCGAAGAAATCACCGCCGAGGTTGTTAAGCGGTGCGGATTGGTGGTGAAGCATGAATCTATTTGAACTTTTTGTAAAAATCGGCGCGGACACGTCTGAAGCGGACAAGGGCATTGACGAAACCGGGAAGAAAACATCTGGGCTTGGCGAAAAAATAAAGAGCGGGCTTGCAACTGTCGGAAAGGCCGCGGTAGTCGGCGTGACGGCAGCGGCGACGGCAATCGGCACGATTGGAACAAAGGCAATCCAAGCATATGCGGACTACGAGCAGCTTGTCGGCGGCGTAGAGACGCTTTTTAAGGATAGCCAAGATAAAGTTATGGAGTACGCAAACAACGCGTACAAAACCGCTGGGCTGTCTGCGAATGAGTACATGGAGACGGTAACAAGCTTTTCTGCATCCCTGCTGCAGTCTCTCGATGGGGATACCAGTGCAGCGGCAGAAAAAGCAAACCTGGCGCTGACTGATATGTCCGACAACGCGAACAAAATGGGCACGGACATGACATCAATCCAGAACGCATATCAGGGGTTCGCAAAAGCAAATTACACCATGCTCGATAACCTGAAGCTCGGCTACGGCGGTACGCAGGCCGAAATGCAGCGGCTACTTGAAGATGCGGAGAAAATTTCGGGCGTCAAGTACGACATTTCCAGCTATGCGGATATCGTGGACGCGATCCATGTCGTGCAGACCGAAATGGGAATCACCGGCACGACCGCAAAAGAAGCCGCGTCCACGATTCAAGGCTCGTTCGGCATGGTAAAAGCCGCATGGAAGAACCTTGTGACCGGCCTTGCAGACCCGGATCAGGACTTGGGAACCCTCGTGGGCAACTTCACGGATTCCATTGTCGTTGCGGGCAATAACCTGATTCCGCGCATTCAGGAGCTTTTGCCGCGCATTGTGGAGGCAATTTCCACGCTGCTGGGAACCGTAAGCTCGCAACTGCCGGGCATACTTGGCTCTGTCCTGCCCTCGCTTATCGAGGGCGCGTCGAATCTGGTTACCGGGCTCATGTCCGCGCTCCCGGAGATCCTTACCGTGCTGGGAGACATCGCGCCGACAGCCATTGGGGTTCTCGTTCCGGCCATAGTTGAGCTTCTGCCGGAAATCATTCAAACCGGTATAGATGTTGTTATCTCTCTGGTACAAGGCATTACGGAGACGCTTCCGGAATTGATCCCGGCGGCAACGGAAGCAATCATCAAAATCGCCGAAACGCTGACCGACCCTGGCAATCTCGGGAATTTGGTAGATGCGGCGCTTGAGATCATCCTTGCTCTGGCGGACGGGATCATTGATGCCGTCCCGAGGCTGCTTGAGGTGGCTCCCAAGATTATCACAAATCTTATCACCGCGCTTACTGAAAACTTCCCCAAAATCATAGAATCCGGCGCAAAACTTGTTAAATCGCTGATCGATGGCCTGATTAAATCCATTCCACAGCTTACTGCGGCTGTGCCAAAACTCATTATCGGGATTGTACAGGGGATTCTTAACAATCTTCCGCAAATCATCATGTCCGGCCCACAAATCATTATGGCGCTTATTGAGGGCCTTATTAGCGCAATCCCAGAGTTGATTCTGGCAATTCCAACGCTGATCCAATCGATTGTAGATACGTTCCTCGGCTACGATTGGGGCAGCATCGGAACAAATATCGTTGACGGTATCAAAAACGGATTTCTGCATATGTGGGAGAGCCTAAAGCGTACGGTAAGCGATATGGTCAATGGCCTTGTGAGCGGCGTCAAGAGCATCCTCGGTATTGCGTCCCCGTCTAAAGTCTTCGCCGGAATCGGCGGCTACATGGCAGAAGGACTTGGGCAGGGCTTCAGCCGCGAAATGACCGGCGTTCGGAAGGATATCGAGGATCAAATGACTTTCGGCACAACGTCCTTCTCTGTGTCCGGCGCGGCAAAGTCCTCTGTCGGCGTCGTGAACGGCCTGCTTGCCAACAATCAGCCGAACCCGCTGACACAGGTGAATCTTGTCGTCGACGGCCAAACGCTGGCGCGGGTGCTGTTTGATCCGCTGCGCGGCGAAATTCTGCAAAGGGGTGTATCGCTTGCGTAGAATTAAAATCACGGACGGAACAAACACGGTCACCCTTCTGCGTGATCTCGTGTTCACGATTCAGCCGAAGGATATTGGCGCAACCGCCACGATGGCATCCGGAAAGACCGTCATGGACATCATCGGCGTAAAAAATGAGCTGAAAATCCCGACCGGGTGGCTATCCGTTTCCGATTTGCGAAAGCTCCGCAGCATGATCAACACGAAACACGTGTTGAGCGTGACATACCCGGATGTTGACGGCGATAAAACACGGGATTTTCTGTTCAGTCAGCCGGAATACAAGGCCATTATTTACGATGAGGACGGGGTTTCCCAATGGTGCGGCGTGACCATCACCGCAACGCAGCAAGGGGTGGACTGATGCAAAAGGTATCAAGTGGATTTACGCCGTTTTCTGCCGTCCGGGATATTGGAATGCTCGTCCGGTTTTACCTCGTCGATCCGTCCGCAAAAAAGAACGGAACGGTTTCAGCATCGGATTCTGCGCCGGGGACCAAAGCAAGCGAGACAATCAGCGAAAACGAAACCATATCCGGGAAGTTTGCCGGGCTGGAGCTGAATCGATGGATGCTGGATGGCACAATTGATATCCCAAATGACGGATTTGAAGGGCAGCAAACAGGTTGGTGGAGCGGGGAAGTTTCGGACGAAAATGCGGAGCTGGACAGTACCCTTACCTTTGAGTTCTCCGCGCCGGTGTCGACCGTTGGCTGGTCGCTGCTGTTCGACGATAAAATGCAGCAGTATCCGGCCCAGATCACACTAACCGCATACGGGAGCGACAACGCCGTGATTGCAGCCGCAACAAAAGCGATCACACAGGTTCGGCAGAACATCAGCCTGCCAGCAGTAAATTACACAAGGCTGACGATTCAGTTTGATAAGACGTACTTGCCGAAAACACGGGCAAGGCTGCGGCAGATCGATTTCGGACTGACGGAAACATATGAAAACGATAGCCTGGCAAATGTACAGATCGTGGAGGAAGCGTCCGTTTCCTGCGATGCTTTCCCGTCGAGGCAGATATCCCTTACGTTCGATAACGCTGATCACAGGTACAACATCCTTAATCCAGATGGAATTTTTGCGGTGATTCAGGAGGGGCAAAAGCTTCTGGCAAAGTGCATCGTAAACGGAGAAAACGTCGATGTCGGCGAATTTTTCTTTACGTCGGTAACGGCAACAAATTCCGGCGTAACGGCGCAGCTGGTAGGCAACGATATGGCTGCGGCGCTCGAACGGGCGACATATGAATCAGGGAGCGCTACCGCGTGCGAACTGCAAGCGGCGGTCGCCGCCGTCCTGACCGGCTATGATATCACGGTAATCTATGGCGGCAATGTGGCAGAAAGAACAGTTGTTCCCGCAATTCCCAGAAAAACAACGCGCCGGGAAGCGATCCGGCTGCTGGCGCAGGCGGCCATGTGTTCCGTGTGGTTTGATCGAGCCGGGGATCTGCATATTGCGGAGCTGTCTTCCGGCACTGTGCGCGGGGCCATAACACCGGATGAACTGTATGATTACGACGGCGTGAGCATCGCGGAAGCAGTTGACTGCGTGGAGCTGCACATCAAGAGCGATTACTCGGATAGCGTCGACGAAACGGTAACAGCCGGGAGCGGAAAAAACATCAAGAGCATCAACAATCCGTGCGTGGCCCCAACAAATTATCAAAGCGTTGCCGCATGGCTGCTGGCACAGTATAACCGCCGCAAAATCTACAGCGTAAAAAACCGGTGCAACCCGGCGCTCGAAACCGGCGACACGATCAAAATTTCGGACGCATTCGGACAGAATGAGAGCGCGGTGCAGACGGGCCTCGCGCTAACATTTGATGGGGGCCTTTACGCAATCACAAAAGGAGTGGGTGTATGAGCACGATTATCGATACCCTCATCACCGACCGGACGCAGGCGGATGTGGAGCGGGTGCGGAAGCTGGCGGCGAAGGGGTTCGCGGCCATGACGGCAGCCGAGCAGGCGGAATGGCTGGCCGGGATGAAGGGCGCGTACAACGCCGCTGATCTCAATCGCGTGGGAACCGCCCTGAACTATCTGGCGGCGCGCCTCAGCTCGATCTGCGGCAAGAGCATCGCGTGGACGGCTAAAACCGATTGGGCCGTCACGGACATCCCAGCGGCCTCACAGGCTGAGACGTACAGACGGCAGATACAAAACATTCGCGACGCGCTTGCGTATCCTGCCGGGACACCGGACGTGCCGCAGCTGGCGCGCCTGACCTACATCGGCGCGAATGATATCGAGTGCATCCTGAAACTCTGCGAAGACTTAATCGTCAACGTTGCAAAATCTTTTCGCCACACCGGCGCGGCGGAGTGCGCCGCAGGAGGATTACTCACATGAAAGATAGGCAGCCAACACAGGTTTTAGCCAACGGCGCGATCCGCTACGGCGTCTATAATGCCGACGGCACGCTCAACCACTACGAATACCTCAAGCGCGAGGACGCGCCCACCGTCGAGGGTACGCCACTCAACAAGGCAAATCTGCTGTCCGACGCCACCGCTGCCAAGCTCTGGCCGAACGCAAGCACGAGGCCGGAGGACCCGACAGTCAACGACGCGCTTGTCGAGTTGCAGAAAGGCACGTCGAAAGTGGGTGATATCCTCATGTCGGTCCGCGCAAAGCCGTCCGACGCATGGCTGCTCTGCAATGGGCAGGCCATCACAAAGTCTACGTATCCAAAACTATTCGACATTTTACGGCCTGCGGCGTCTCCGGCCCCGTGGACAAGCAAAAGCATAACAGGTGTCGATAGAGATACGTCTTGGATAAAGTACACAAACGGGAAATGGTTCGCCTTTGCTTACGATAGCTCGAATGCAAAAATGCATATGTATGTATCGGATGATGCAGACACATGGGCGGACTATCCGTTCAACCCCGAACTTGGAAGCAACGAATATATTGACGGTGTTGCAATATGCTATCATGAACTGAAAAACGTTTATTGCATGGCTATCGTACACGCAACTTCTTCAACAAGCAACTACTGCACATCCTACACAATTTCAGAAGACTTGCAAACCGTGACAGAAGGAGGATGGATATGGAGCAGCGGCTCCTCTAGGTGCTCCAAGTTGGAATTATACGTCTCAAGCTACGGCAATGTGTATTGCGTAAGATACACGTACCAAACTGCCAATGGCGGTGCTTACGCGGATGCGTTTAAAGATACTGGCACATTCAACTGGAGCAGAATTTACTACGTAGACGCAGCAAGCTACGACGAAAGCACAGGGCATTTTTGCTGGACGGATGACAGAAATATTTATTCGGCAGAAGAATTGGGAGGAAATAGCGCGGAATATCTAATAGGGACAATTCCAAACGCAGTTATTCCGAGCAGCATACAAAAGAGTGCAATACACAAGTACATCTGCGCGGCCACAAATACAATAATTGCGATATATCAGGATGGGGGGCTAAAGTACGCTTACACAATCGATAATAGTACGACTTGGCATAGTGGGGCCGAAGTAATCTCCGCAAACTCAGCAGACTACATAGATCTCACATACGGGTTCGAGTTTGTGGCTGGGTTCCTGCTATTTACGGCCCGCCTAGACGGCGGAAGCACTCGATATATTTGCAGCGCTTCAGACCCGGAAGATCAAATATACAAGACTGCCGGTATTTTCAGCGGCGCACTATCGCCTGCTGCTTTGGCAGCGAATCCGCCAACTGCCGGAGCGATATCCATATGTAATTATGGAGACTTGGCGAAACCGGTACCGACGATTGTAGCTGACAGCCGCAGCCACGCCTATATCAAGGCGCTGGAGGAATAAGCAATGCGGGACAGGATCGGAACAAACAACCTTGCAAACGGCGCCGTTCGGTACGGGGTGTATGACGCGGGCGGGAATCTGCTGCGGTATGCATGGCTCCGCCCGGAAGACGAGCCGCTGGAAGCCGGGACGCCGCTCAACAGAGAAACGCTACTGTCGGCCGAAGCGGAAGCCGTTATATGGCCCGCGAGCGGGAAACCTGCGAATCCAACTGTGAATGATGCATTTGGCAAGATCACAGAGGCAAAGGAGGTCGGAGATATTCTGACAACCGTCCGCGTGCTCTCTGCCCCGTGGCACGCGTGCGATGGATCAACCTTCGATCAGACTGCATACCCGGCCCTCTACGCCGTCCTCGGCGGCACGACGCTGCCGACGATCAGCTATTCCAGCGATACCACCACCTACATCAAAATGGCGGACGATTAGCCCGGCAAATAAAAGAGAAAGGTACAGAAAAATGGACACCAAAACCATCATCGTCACCCTCGTCTGCGCCGTGATCGGCTCGTCCGCGCTGACGGCGGTAGTAAACGCCGTCGTCGGCGCGATACAGAAAAAGCGCGGCAAGGCCACAACGCAGGAGGCGCACCTAGCCGAGATCGACAAAAAGCTCGGGAAAATGCAGGAGCATCAGGACGAACAGTATCTGGCAATCCTCCGCCTCACGATCATGAGCGAGGAAATGCCAATGGCTGAACGTCTGATTGCCGGGCAGAAATACGTCACACTCGGCGGGAACGGCGACGTGAAAAAATTCCTGCACCAGCTGGAGGCGCAGTGCGGACATAGCAATGGAATTCAGTAAAAAGTGGCTGATTTGCAGCGCGCTCGTCAGCATCGCGCTCATCATCGCCTGCGCGGCAGGCGCAGATCTGACGGAGATCACGCTTGCGGTGCTGGCTGAAACGACGGCTTCCAGCGGGTTTTATCTCTGGAAGGCCAAGAACGAGAACCGCGCGAAGTACGCGCAGAAGTACATGGATAAATGGGCTGAAAAGTACGGCCCGGAAGCGGCAGCACGCATCGCAGAGATCGTGCTGAAAAATTGAAAGGAGCATACATATGGACTACACACAGATCATCTCGGCAGTGATCGCGCTCATCAGCGCGCTCGTCTCGGCGTTTCTAATCCCGTGGCTTAAAACCAAGATCGACGCGGACAAGCTGCAAACGCTCCGCACTTACGTTGAAATCGGCGTAAAGGCGGCAGAGCAGCTGTACACCGCGACGGACGGCGCGGCGAAAAAGGCGTATGTTGTGAACTTCCTCGCCGAGAAGGGCATTCAATTTGATGTGGAAACGATCGACAAGCTGATCGAGGCCGCCGTGCTGCAGCTGCATCACGAGTTGTACGGGAGTGAGCGGGTATGAGTGTGATGAAAGCATCCGAGCTTGTGCAGAAGCACATTGACATCGCAAAAAATCACAAAACAGTCTACATGTGGGGGGTCTTCGGCGCCCCCGTGACGGAGCAGCTTATTAAGGAAAAGGCCGCGCAGTACCCGAGCTGGTACACCGCTGGGAAGCAGGCGGCTTTCCGGCAGCTGATCGGCAAGGGCTACTTCGGCTTCGACTGTGTGAACCTCACGAAGGGCATTTTGTGGGGCTGGAACGGAAATAAGAACGCGGCCTACGGTGGGGCGCAGTATGCCTCTAACGGCGTGCCGGACGTATCCGCCGACGGCATGATCGCCAAGTGCAAGTTTGTATCCTCAACCGGCTGGGACAAGCTCGTCCCCGGCGAGGGCCTCTGGCTGCCCGGCCATTGGGGCATGTACATTGGCGGCGGCCTCGCCGTGGAATGCACCCCCGCGTGGGCAGGAGACGTGCAGATCACCGCCGTTGCCAACATCGGTTCCAAGAGCGGCTACAACGCCCGCCGCTGGCAGAAGCACGGCAAGCTGCCGTGGGTGGACTACGATACGGAAACCGTTGACAAGGCCGTCGAGCAGGCCAAGGAGACCATCAAAGCCAAGGCTGGCCTCGCCGACACCACCATCGATTATCTGGCCGCGTACAAGTACGGGGCCGATCTTCTCAAAAAGCTGGCAGCAGCGATGAAGTAAGGAGGCGGCGCTATGTCTCCGCAAGCGCGGTATAAACTTCCTCCGGAGCTGAACGGCCTGACGCGGCAAGGCATGGAGGCCGTGATCTATCAGGCCAATCTTGGCCGGGAAAATGAGAAGATCGCGCAGCTCTATTTTGTGGATAAGCTTCCCCAGGTAGACGTTGCAACAGAGCTGTTTCTGGGCCGCGCCACGGTCCAGCGCCGACTGCCGGAGATCATGCGGGAGATGCAGCGGACATCCAGCAAACTGTATAACTGAGATAAGCGCCGAGAAATCGGCGCTTATTTTTAAAAATTTTTTCATTTTCCTCTTGACTTTTACGCCCAATGGGCGTATAATAAGACCATAAGATAAAGCAAGGCGATAAGCCGGGAGGGAACAAAAATGAAACAGTACAAATACTTCTACAAAGTCACCGACGAGAACGGCCAGATCATTTTCAACCATCGTTCCGATTATGCGTACCGTCTTCTGAAGCTTGCCGGCAAGGAGAGCTGCGACAGCGACGGCAATATGCTTGCCGCATGGTACTTCGGCAAGGTTGAGCACAACATCCCCGAAGACGTGCAGGAGCGCGTGCAGGTTTACGGCGATAGAATCTGAGGTATCGAAGATGACCGGCTATCAGCAAGCGATCCTCATGCTGCTCGGCGTTGATACCTGCGGCAAGTTCCTTGTGCGCTGTGTTGATCGGTGGTACATCGACGCGGTTGCCGAGCTTTTCCCAACCGCGCCATACCTCCAGCACCGCGCAGACGGGAAGAGAGACTTTTGGGTTGTGAAATCCGCGAAGGTGCATCTTCTCCCGTCCCTCGCCGACGTGACGGATTGGCAGGGATTTTGCCGCGGTGTGGTGGAGCTGCAAGCTTGCCTTGATCTCTGGCCGCACAAGGTACGTGGCAAGCCCACCAGGACGCCACGGCTGCGGGTTTACGGGCAGCCTGAGCTTTTAACGCAAATATCCTCGCATTTTCCGGCAGGGCCGAAAAAACTGCAATTTCGGCGCACGCAGACCGGTGAAACGTGCGTCCTGTACTATCAAAGCCCGGCAGAAGTTGCTGATATTCTCGATTCGCTGCACGGCGAACCTTGCAACCGCGAACTCTGGGCGCGTTGGGACGCGCTCATGCAGCAAAATTCATCAGTATAGGAGGATCGAAAAATGAAACTCACACCCTTTATCCGCTCCGCCCTCTACGCCGAAACCGGCGCATACACCGACCGCGACGCCTATATCTCCGATCTGGCGCTGTCCAGCATCTGGGGCGATTCCGAAGACGCCGAGGTTCCGGCGGAGCGGCTGGCGCTGCTCGGCGGGATCTGGGCCGGCACGCACTGCACGATCCCGGAGCTAATCGAGAAATACGGACTGACGCAGGCCGGCTTTGCGCAGTATTTCAACGTTCCGCTGCGTACCGTGCAGCACTGGTGCCTCGGCGACCGCGCCTGCCCGCCGTATGTGATCGCGATGGCGGCGGAGATTCTGGCTGTAAACGAACGATAACAAAAACTAAGCCCGTGGAATAACCGCGGGCTTAAATTTTGAACCAAATTGATACACAACTGAGGCACAAGAAGCAGCAAAAAGGCCCATACTGAACACATCAAAGGAGTGTTCGGTATGGGCTTTTCTTATTTTAATCCAAACCCCGCCGGGCTGAAAGTCGGGGACTGCACTGTCCGAGCAATTGCAAAGGGGACCGGGAAGAGCTGGGACGAGGTGTATATCGGCCTGTGCCTGCAAGGGCTGATCATGGGCGATCTGCCAAGCGCAAACAGCGTATGGAGCGCTTACCTCCGGCAGCAGGGCTTTACCCGGAACGTAATCCCGAACACGTGCCCGGACTGCTACACCGTCGCGGACTTTTGCGCAGATCATCCGCGCGGCGTGTATGTGTTGGCGTTATCAAGCCACGTTGTGTGCGTGGAGGATGGGACGTATTTTGATACATGGGATTCTGGGAGTGAAATCCCACTGTTTTATTGGGCAAAGGAGGAAGCATGATGTTTGGACAACAGCCGTATGTGTATCAGCAGCCGATTTACAATCAGCCGCCCGTGCCGCAGATGCAGGAGCCGCAGATGCAGATGTGTCCGCAGTATCAGCCCGCGCCGCAGATGCCGGCTTACCAACCGCAGCCCCAGCAGCCGCAGAATCAGTCGATCATCTGGGTTCCGAACGAGCAGGCGGCGAACGACTTTATTGTCGCGCCCAACAACGCCGTTACGCTGTGGGATATGAATGCGCCTGTCGTGTACGTGAAAAAGGCCGACGCGAGCGGGAAACCGGCCATGACAACCTACGACCTTGTAGAGCGTGCGCAGGCCGCGCCAGCGCCCGCAGCGCCGCGAAGGGACATGAGCGAGGAATATGTGACCCGCCGCGAGTTTGAAGAGCTGGTAGCCAAGCTGACGGCCCCCAGCGCCAGACCGGTGAGAAAGACAAAGGAGGCTGAAAGCGATGGCTAACCCCCTGTTTCAGGCCCTCGGCGGCGGGCAGATGCCCGGCCAGATGGGGCAGTTTCAAAATATGGTGCAGCAATTCCGGCAGTTCCAACAGACATTTCAGGGCGACCCGAAAGCGGAGGTTGAGAAGCTGGTACAAAGCGGGAAAATCACGCAGCAGCAGTTGAATCAGCTGCAGCAGGTGGCGGGGCAATTCCGGCAACTGCTGCAATAGTTCGGGAATTCCGAACAGTTGAACGATCAAAATCGTGGCCACGATTGAGATAAATCTTTTGAATCTACGAAAGGAATGAAAAATATGAGTTTGAATGACAGCGCCCCGACCATGACAATGCCCGTCGCGCCTACCGGCATGACAGGTGGCGGCTGGGGCGGCTTCGGCGGTGATAATGGCTGGTGGATCATCATCCTGTTCCTTGCCATTTTCTGCGGCTGGGGCGGCAATGGAAACGGATTCGGCAACAACGGCAGAAATTCCGGCGGCGTTGTAGACGGCTATGTGCTGGCCTCTGACTTCTCCAACATCGAGCGCAAGATCGACAGTGTAAATCAGGGACTTTGCGACGGATTTTACCAGCAGGCGCAGCTTGTAAACGGCACCAACATGGCGATGGCAAACGGCTTTGCTCAGGCCGAGCTTTCCCGCTGCAACCAGCAGGCCGCGCTTATGCAGCAGCTGAACAACATGGCGATGCAGGCACAGGAGTGCTGCTGCGAAAACCGCGCTGCAATCTCCCAGGTGCGCTATGACATGGCGACGCAGGCGTGCGACACCCGCAACACCGTGCAGAACACCACCCGCGACATCATCGACGCCATGAACTGCGGCTTCCGCAGCATCGACCAGCGTCTGACGGCGCAGGAGCTTGCGGCGAAGGACGCGAAGATCGCAGAGCAGAACCAGCAGCTTTTCGGCTACCAGCTGGCAGCATCGCAGGCGGCACAGAACAATTACCTTGTTTCCACGCTTCGCCCGAGTCCCAGCCCGGCCTATGTTGTCGCGAATCCGTACTGCTGCAACAGCGGCTACAACTACGGCTGCGGCAACTGCGCGTAACAACTCCACATCGTAGAGCTTTTTCGTGGCCTCACGAAAATGGTCGGCCCCATTGCCGATACTCGATAGCAACGCGGCGGGGCAATCGTCCCGCCGCTGTATTTTTATGAAAGGAATGATTTTATGGCTGAATTTACATCATCCGGGATTCAAACTGTCGCCGCTGGGCAGAACGTCCCTCTGATCTCCACGGCGGCTTGCGGAAAGCCGTGCATCGTACATCGAGAAGGAAGCGGGCTCGTTACGCTGCGCGGGCTTACGCAGCAATGCAAGGCGAAGTTCCGCGTATCCTTTGGCGCGAATATCGCTATCCCTACAGGCGGAGCAGTAGGCGCCATTACCGCTGCGCTCGCAATCAACGGCGAACCTCTGAGCAGCGCCACAGCGGCCGTAACCCCTGCGGCTGTTGAGAACTATTTCAACATCTTCGTTTCCACATTCGTGGAAGTCCCGCGCGGCTGTTGCCTGACTGTAGCGGCGAAGAACACCAGCGCGCAGGCAGTAAGTTTCGCAAATAGCAATATGATCGTCGAGCGCGTATCGTGAAAGGAGGATGCAATATGTACGATTTGAGAAACCTGCGTGAAATGCTCTGCAAAGAGCTGGACGAAATCGCCGACAAGCGCGAAATGTCTGCGGGCGATCTGGACGCGATCCAGAAGCTTACGAGCTCCATCAAGAATACCTACAAGATCGAGATGGCTGAAGACGGCGGCTATTCCCGCGACGGCGAGTGGGAGGCGGATATGCGCGGTACTTACGGCCGGGGCAGCTCTTACCGTGGCCGCCGCCGTGACGCAATGGGCCGCTATACCCGCGCTGATGCCCGCGAGCATATGCGCGCGCAGCTGGAGGATATGATGCGCGACGCGGACGACGATAAGACACGCGAAGCGATCCGCCGCTGCATGGAGCAGATCGAGCGGGCATAAGGGGGATATGATATGCTGGATAAAGCCGAGATCCGCAAGGAAATAGCGCGGCTGGAATATGAGGAATCCAGCTATCCCAATTATGCCAAACTGGCAGATCTTTATGTGATACGCGACAAGATGCAGGAAGAGGAACGGGGCGACGGCGGTAGGTATTTGGGTTACTACTCCGGCGCTCCCGCCCCTGTGACCGCAGAACCGGCTATCGTTGGCGAGTACGGGGACAGTGAGTTTTTACTTGCGGTAGCTGGGAAAAACCCGGCAAAGGCTTGGGCGGTTGTTGATGAACTTATGGACACACTATCGCTTGTGAACCGAAAAGTCTATGATTCTATGCTTCGGAAAATAAAGTCCATGTAGCAAAAAAATAGGGGAGTCCCCTCGCATTGCGCTGAATTTGTAGCATACAATGTAGCATACGGGAAATAATTTTATGTTACAGAGCGTGTCATAACGTGATTTTTTGCTTTTTGAAAATACGCAGAAAATAGGGTGAAAATCATAAAAAAGTACCGATTTTAGCTTTAAAAATTCTAAAATCGGTACTTTGGCGCGGAAGGAGAGATTTGAACTCTCGCGCGCTTTTTAGACGCCTACTCCCTTAGCAGGGGAGAAAAAACCATTGAAAACACTGGGGAAATTGGCGTTTGTAACATATTTTGTAGCATACATAATTCACTCTGTCGAGTCGTTTTGCAACTGATTTACGGCATCGACCATGCCTTTCATGTCCGGGTGTACGTACCGTTGGGTAGTCGTTATCTTTGTGTGGCGCATGATTTCCTTGATCGTAAACGGGTCGATGTTTTTCATCGCGAGGGCTGTAGCGGTTGTATGGCGGCATGAGTAAGGTGGTAGCTTTTGCGCTCCGGCAAGCTCCAAACACTCATAATATCTCTTGTAAAAATTATCTTTGTTTATGCAGCAGATATTTCCGACGCGCGATTTGCTTTCTTCGCATAGTTCATGCAGCACTGGCGCAACGAAATCCGGGAATACCATAGGCGTTTCCTTCCGCTTCTTTGTCTTTATGCCGCCTCGGACGATCTCATTTTTCTCAAAGTCAATCATGTCCTTTTTGAGCTTCAGAAGCTCACCAGGCATCATGCCGGTATAGATCATCGTAAGGATAAAACCGACAAAGTGATCTTTTGCATACGCTTCCCATAGCTTTTTTACGTCGGCGTCGGTAAACGGCTCCGGCGACTTCTCTTCCAATTCCGGAAGCTTTATGTACTTTGCAAGATTCACGGTAGTCTGCTTTTCGGCAATCGCGAGATTGTAGCAATGGGAAAGGACTGTTTTCATGTCCTTCCGCGTGTAATAGGTGCTGGCGTTGCGGTCGATAACATCCTGTATCTGCGCGATGGTAAGCGCGTCGATCTCACGGTCGGCGATTTCTCTCATGCGCTCGAAAGCCTTTTCTGCCGCTCCCTGACGATCAGCCGATAAGGATAGATAATCCCCACGCAGATATGTTTTGTAGTATTCTCTGAGAGTGGGGCTTCGCTGCTCTTCCTTCGGAGGGTTTGCTGCATATTGGAGGGCGGCGCGCTTTGATGTAAACCCGCCTTTTGTTCGCATCTTTTGCCGAAGCTTGTCGTTCTCGTCTAGGTAAGTTCTTTCTGTCCAACGCGCCGTCCACGTCTTCCCTCGCTGGTAAGCGCTTCCTTGCCCGTTCCCGCGTGTCCGGTTTCGCCGCGCTTCCTGTTTTTTTCCGCACCAGCAACAGTAGGGCGCGCCGTCTGGGATTTCTTTTTTACACTTGATGCACTCCATGTTTCCCTCCACGTTCTTTTCGGATCGCGTAGAAAGTAATTGCCGAAGCCAGAACTGAACCTACGATCAGGGCGATACACGCCCATGCGGTTACGGTCAAATCTCCATCGCGAATGAGGCCTGCGTTCCGAATCTGCGCATCCGTTACAAGGCAGGCAATCAGGGTAAAGGAGAGCAGCAAACAAAATAGGGTGAGAACGTAACACATTGTATGTGTAGACCTTATTTGCGCGCTCTGTAGGGCTGTTGCTGCCTCCAGCTTGGCGTTTTCGAGCTCGACATGATGGATCTGCTTGGTCAGCTTTTCCGGGCTTCCGACGGGATTTTCAAGGCCGAACAGCTCGTCGAGCGACAACCCGAGCGTTTTGCATAGCGCAGCCGAGTTGTAAAGCCGTGGATCCGCTTGTGTTCCAGCGTATAATCGGCTCACGGCAGAGAAGGAAACGCCGGACTCGTTCGACAGCTCCTCCAACGTCATCCCGCTTGCATCTTTTGCCCTTCTGATCTTCCCCTGATACGCGCCGATAAACGGAGCGAGATCCTGTATTGCGGACATGATTACGCCTCCATTCGTAAGTTTCAGTTTTATTTCTTACATTTTCCATATAAAAATGCAAAACATGTGACAAGAACGCAGGATTCGCCCTTTTCTTACAAATATTATCTGGTACAATGAAAACGTAGCAGATAGTTTTTGAATCCGGCATCTGCTGAAATGGCCCCACCGTATGTTCCAGATACGATGGGGCCGGTCAAACCGAATATTATATCAAATCATCAGTCCCATAAACTGTACACCATCGGATTCCTGATTCCCAAAAATAACGCGGTCTGTTTGTTTATAATACCATGTTGATTTTTAGAACAATCGTTCTATAATAAATGGCAGGAGGAAAAAAACATGGAGTGCATCAACATCCGGGTAAACAATGGGCGGGTCGACGTGACGGTCGACGGCGCGAAGCTGACGGACGTGCATAGCGTCAGCGTGGACTACATCAAGGGCGTTCCGCTCCTGTTTGCCTGCGTTGCGGACGTAGGCCGGGAGCAGGACGAGCGGCGGGAGCCGAGGATCCTGCACTGAATTTATTGCGCGTCCCTCGAGTTCGCTTCCTCCAGCACATTGCCGGCCTGGTCTACAAACTGCACACGCACGTTATCGACCGGAGTTCCGTTGAATGCGTTGTACATACCGCCGTACATATAAAATGCCAGTGTAAGGAGTGAGTCCTGAAGCCCAACAACATCAGTAGAAAGCGTTACAGTAAAGGACGTGTAATCGCTGGACGCTTCGACGGAAATGACGTTTGGGTAGTCAGAGGAACCGGCCATGTCCGCAAGCTGGGCGTCAATGTTCTGCACCAGCTCCTGCATAAGCTCTTTGTGCCGTGCCGCCGTCATAACGTAGGTCGCGGAGCCGTCAGGATTCAGCTCTATAGACAGAAGCCCGTCTGTTTCCTTTACCTTTTCGTCCAATGCCTGCTGCGTCGCATCTTCGCCGATAAAGTCGGCTGGGATCGTGAGCTTGATCTTATTGCCCCATGTTTTTTCAGCCGTTATCGGTGTGGTTGCCGTTTCCTCGGGCTGTGCGTCGTCTTCCGTCTTTGCCGACTCCGATGCGGAGATTGTATCCGGCTCCTGCCTCTTGATCGGATCGGCTGGTTTCTTCGCGGGCTTTGATGCGATAAGGACAACTGCCAGCACAACGGCAGCGAACGGAACAGAAAGAATCGCGATTTTTTGAACCGAAATCATCTTTTTGTTTCTTGCGCCGCATTCCGGACAGACGCGGGCGCTTGCATTGATTTGCGTTCCGCAGGAGCGGCAGATCATCTTTCGGTTCGGCGTGTCACAGTGCGGGCAGAACTTCTCCCGTTCCGGGAACTCTTCCCCGCATCTTGGGCACTGCACAATATATTCATTTTTAGTCATCAATGCGGCACTCCTTATATGGTTTGTAAACAATTACATATTACCACTTAGAACCAGCAACCGCAATGTAGAAGCTGCACAAAAATAAACGTCGGAATTTGGAAGAACGGAGATAGGAGCGGACAATGGTTGAAAATTTACGGGAAGTATGCGATAATGATACCAAGAAAACAAACGTTCGCGAGGAGTTAAAAGCTGCCGTTTTGTCGTTGACAGACGAACAGTCCGCGTATGTATTAAGGAGGTTACAATGCTGTTTGCAAGAAAAGAACTCGAACGCCTGAGAGAAGAAAACCGCAATCTGAAAGAGCAGCTTTTGCTGGAACAGGAGAAGACGCGACGGTCTGCGCTCATCAGTGACGCAGCACTTCCGCAATGTCCCAGCCTTGCCTGCTCTGGGTGCAAGCACGTAGTCGTCCGATACACCACTTGGGGCGGCTGGTATGTGATCGGATGTGGGAAAGATAATCCCTGCAAAGATTACGAGCCGACAGACATTACCCCTGAAAAGGCCGAAGCTATCCGAGAAGCGCTGAATATCCAGTGGCAGCGCGGGAACTTACCTGTTTAACAAACAATTCAGAAGGAACCCGCATACAGCCCCTATCAGGGCAACAATGATATCTTTGATTGTCAGTCTGCATTCTTTAAATGATTTCTGCTTTTCATATGCGAGGTAGTTTTCGCCCCTTTTATTGGCGAGTATACCGACCTTCCCGCCGTTTTCGAGGCGGTATACAAAGCCGTGCCCGCAAAGAACGGCAATATCGTTTTCATTTTCTTCTGTTACAAGCACAGCGTCGTCCTGCGAACGGCTCAAAAGATCAAGCTGTGTCCTTGTAAGTGCGATGTAAGGGAAATCATCTTTCCTGTTTTCGCGTTCATTCATCCAATTCTGGTACTCCGCCTCTGTCCGGAGCCGGTCATTTGGATCGGAAGGAATAAAAACATTATCCATAGCGGCCCTCACATCAGCTTCAGCGCTTCTGCAATAAACCCGGCAAGCTTTCTGCACTGCTCGTCAGAAAGCCCATCGATCATATCAAGCAGCTGCTGCTTTTCTTGACTCACCGCCCCATCCTTCGGGATGGGGTCTTTTTTTATGCCCTTTTCGCGTTCTTGCTCCAGCAGCCCGCGCACAAGCTCAATGTCGGCCTGCTCCGTCAGAATCTCCTCCGGCGTGGTTTGCAGCATGGCGCACATACGGGCAGCTTCTTCGGGGGAGGGAAAGTTCTTCGCACGCTTCCATTCCGTAATCCACCCGCGAGATTTTTTCATAACTGTTTCGGAAAAGTATGCTTTGCTCCATCCTTTCCCCTCTACGAGAGAATTTACTTCTTCAATATTTGGCGTGACAACAAGACGTTTAGACATTTTGCTACCCCTTATATTCGATTAGATATGTACGCCCATGCTTGGTGCGCGTTATTGTCCCGTCTTTAGCCATGAAGTACAAAATTGTTGATATGTCGTTTTGAACGACAGGATCAAAGCGTTTATACAAATCCGTTTGAAGAATAGAATGGCTTTCCGAAAGAACGCTCTCAATTTTTGACTTTAAATTGTTGGTTTGTGAAATATATAAAGATTCTTTTGCGGATAATTGGTCTTTGTTTTTAAGCAACTCTTTTAACTCGCATTCAAAGCGATCAACATAACAAAAATCTGCATCTTTTGAATTGTGAGCGTGTTCCCACATCTCAGAAAAATAAGTTTGGTATTCTGGACCAAGAGAATAGCATTTCGATTTAAGACTGTAAAATGCATCAATAAGCTTTTGCAATGTTTCAATTCTCTCGTTCAGTAGAAGCTTTGCATTCAACGAAACGGCGCAATTTGCCATATAACTTTCTATTGGACGGATTTCTTTTTCAATCATCATGTATTGCTCTAACATATCCGATTGGCTTTTGCTGGGGCTGTTTATGGTGGGGCGCTTGTCTTTGGATGAAGCTTGGCGCATGACGCTTTTTTGCTTTTTTAGAAACCACATAAAAACCTCACAAAAAAAGTCAATCCAATTTGTACAACATTTCATCGTAAGTATTGTTGACATACGACATAACGTTGTATATAATATGCTTACAGAGCTTAATCAAGGCAACAAAAAACCAAGCCCCATCCGAATCTTCGTTTTGCGGGCGTATGGACAATATTTTGTTGGCTGACACTTACATAATAACGGCTATACATGGTTTTGTCAAGATAAAGCTCTTAATTTGGCTGCGGCGTAAAGAAAAGCCGCCCGTGGTTCGTTCACGAGCGGTTTTCCCCAGAGTTGTTTGCCAGAACGCGCTGCACGGGATGGTCGTCTGCATTACTTCGCATCCGTCCGAATTGGTAGAGTTCGTTCCACCGGCTCGGCAATGCTATCCTGACACAAAACGAACTTACGCTTCTATGACGCACCGCTCATTTTGGCAGTTCTGGCGCTGCCCCTTGCCCTAACGCATCACGCCGTTTCTTTGATCTGGAACTGGCAAGTTCAAAAGTTTGGTCGTGACAACCACCTCCTTAATTTACCTAAAAGGGCTAAGGACAGTATAGCGCGTCTGGGGCGCTGCGGTCAACAAAACTTAATTAAGGAATGGAGGAATGAGCGCTTGACATTGAAAGAGCTTCGGGCGCGGGCCGGGCTTCTGCAAAAAGATGTTGCAAGGCGAGCTGATGTCTCGATCATCGCCGTCTCGAATTGGGAGCTCGGTAAAAACGGAATCGCCCGGAAGTACAAGAAAAAGCTCGTCCGTCTCTACGGCTGCACGCCGCAGGAGCTGGACGAGGCAATTGAGGAAAGCAGAAAGGAGGAAAAATGACGCTGGACGATATCCGGGCAATGTCAAAGCCCACAATCCTCGCAAGCGAGGCGGCGCAGGTGCTCGGCTGTACCCCGCAATGGCTTCGCTTGATGGCGAGGGAACAGCCTGAAAAGCTGGGCTTCCCGGTCTGCTGCACAAGCAAGCACAGAGTGAAGATCCCGAGAGAGCCGTTTTTGCGGTTTCTCGGAGCATGAGGAGGAACAAATGAAAGTCAGAACCGCCGGGAACAGGAAAAGGAGGAGGATGCAACATGGCGGAGGAAAAGACCTACACCCTCACATTGAGCGGGCAGGAGCTGCGTGATCTGATCGAGGCGGCGCTGGTGTGTGAGTGTCAGGCGGCGCAGATCATCGGCGGGCTCAAGCGCAAGGGACTGGACATGGACGCGCAGAAGCTCGTTACACAAAATGCCCGTCTGGCGCGGCTCGTCAGGCGGATGCAGGAGGCGAAAGCATGAAAAAGCTGCTTCTGACAACGGCTGAATGGCTGCATCTCAAGTGGATACTCGAAAGGAACATGATCCGGATGGATGCGGATGCGTTCCGTCTCAAAGAGGGAGAGCCGGGCAGCGAAGCAAGGCGGGAAGCCATTGGGAAAGAACTCGAGAGCATTGAGAAGGAGCGCAGGGATATCGAGTTGGTGCTGGAAAAGATCAAGGCGGCGGACAGTGTACAGGACGGAACGGAGGAGAAGAAATGAGAACGAATCTTGCAGAGCGGCTCGGGTATGAGCCGGAGGAAACGACTGAGGAACGCCGGGAACGGCTGCGGGAGGAATTGGAGGCCCGCAAGGCGGCACGGCGGATCATCAAAGGAATGTGTCTGTGGGTAAGCGGCGCGGCGATGATCTTGGCCGCAATGGCAGGGACGGCGGAAATGACGTATGAATGCGTCGTTACTGGCTTCGTCGCGGTCGTGACACTCTTGTACGGGCTGGCATAAAGAAATGACCCCTGCCGCGCGGCAACGCGACAGAGGCCGAAAGGAAACTTAAGACGCCTTTATTATAGGGCAGAAAGGAACCTATGTCAAGTTTAACGGATTCCCGCGTCCGGCATGGTGCGAAAGCCTGCGTAGACGCGGTAAGGGCTGACTACCCGAAGTTCAACAAATGCCTGCTTTCTCAGTGCGAAGCGCCGGAGAAATACGGCGTGCAGCTTGTTCCGGAGGCAGCTGCGGCGATCAAGGCGCTGGACGCGCCCAAGAACCGCGCAGATCGCCGGAAGAAAACGAACCGGTATTACTTCCGCCTGACGGACGGCGGCGCAGAAGTCCTGCAGCAGCTCTGCGAGGCTATGCACTGTGCAAGCGTGCAGAGCCTGTGCGAAAAGCTCTTGGAAAAGGAGGCGAAACGCCGTGGGATACGATGGTGAGAACCTCTATCTCGGCATCGACGAGCCGGAGCCGAAGACCGTCGGCCAGTGCGCATACTGCCGGGAAGACATCTATGAAGGAACTGAGTGCTTCTGCTGCAACGGAGTGCTGGTACATACGGAGTGCTTCGAGGACTATGTGCAGGATGAGTACAGCGAATCGGAACTGGCCGGGGCGCTGGGATTTGAACAAAAGACAGCATGAATGAAGGAGGAAACATTATGGAAAACGCAAAAGGCTACAAGGCATTTGCGCCCGGTATGATCTGCCGAGGCAAGCAGTATGCCGAGAACACGGACTACGAAGAGGCGGGTGGCGCGATCTGCGGCGAAGGAATGATGCACTACTGCGTCACCCCCTTCGATACCCTTAACTTCTACGATCTCGTAGGTGAAAACGGGAGGTTTTCAGATTTCGCAGAAGTCGAAGCGCTCGATCCGCCAGTTTCCGGAAGTAACGGGAAATTTGCGGCGAAGAAACTGCATATCGGCGCGAAGCTGAGCTTCGCTGGATTTGTAAAGGCGTGTATCGATTACACAAAGGAACAGACAATCGACAATATGCCGAAAAGTGAAATTGGTACGGGCAACTCCGCCAAGATCGGCAGCTCGGGCAACTCCGCCAAGATCGGCAGCTCGGGCGACTACGCCAAGATCGGCAGCTCGGGCAACTACGCCAAGATCGGCAGCTCGGGCAACTCCGCCCAGATCGGCAGCTCGGGCTACTCCGCCAAGATCGGCAGCTCGGGCGACTCCGCCCAGATCGGCAGCTCGGGCGACTCCGCCCAGATCGGCAGCTCGGGCTACTCCGCCAAGATCGGCAGCTCGGGCGACTCCGCCCAGATCGGCAGCTCGGGCTACTCCGCCCAGATCGGCAGCTCGGGCGACTACGCCAAGATCGGCAGCTCGGGCAA